CTTTGGTCAATCAGGTAGATCTTGCCGTCCTTGATTCCTCCAAGTGTGAATACTGTCCAGTCATTCTTTTGCGATAAACCAGCACTAAGGTCAATGCCTACACCTAGGCAGTCGTATTCATCAGGCACTTCGCCGTGAACAATCAGTTCTGGTGAAATGCCGACGTCTGTATTACGGACAGCTGTGTTCAGATACTGATATGCAAAAGCGACACGATCTTCCTGCTTACGCTCGTTCAGGTATTTCATTGACCAGAATTCAGGCCAGTATGACGTTTGCCTGCCTTCTGAATCAGTCTTTACCGCTTGCTGAATAATCTGTTTCCAATTGTTCTTAGGTACGAAAAGGGTTTGGTGGATATCGTCAAAGTGAAACCTCGTCCCAAGACAGATCGCCCTAGCGCCCTGGAACATGGTAGGAGCGATAACGTTAGACCACGTTGATTCCATCTCTCTCCTAATATCCGGATTGTTAATGGAAGCAGCTGACTTGATAGGGTCATCAATAAGAACAAGTTGGGATCGCTTCGAGGTAATAGCACCTTTGAGACCACCACACGCAATAGTGAACGCTTCCTCACCAGCAGTGTCAATTCCTGCGAAGTCGTAGTCGATCGACCAGTATTCGTCGGAACGTTTGATCTTCGATAGTCGAACCATAGGAAAGACTTCGCGATATTTTGGAGACGTGAGGATGCCTTTGATAGTTGCTGACTTTGCACGGCTAATGTCCACCATGTAGGCGATGTACAGAATCCGCAGCATTTTCTTGGCAGCTGCATGTCGTCCAATCATCCAGGCAGCGAACAAACCAAGGACAGTACTTTTCGCAGATCCCCGAGGTGCGAGGATCGATGTGTTTGGTCCGCCGACGCCTATCAGACATTCGCTATCTTCTCCTGTGCATAATTCGTTGTGCCACTCCAACATGTGCTTTGCGGGTTTCTTACCCATAAAGCAACAGAAATCGTAGAAACTGTCCCTCGCTCTTAGTACTTCTTCTGAAGGTGGCTTCGTTGTCACCTTCGTAGCGGTCATCAGTGCCGCTCTCTTAAATGCTAACGAGGAACTTGCAATTGCCATATTAATACTTTTTTATTAGTGTAACTATTACAGTCTGCCCTCTGCGTAGCGTTGTGCAAAACGTTCTTCTGCTCTAGCCTTTGCACGCATAATTATTGCACGCCTTCTATCTTCTTCGTAAGCAATACCAATTGCTGCTGCGATCCGTGCTGCCTCTTCTGCACGGCTCATCATAAAGAACTTCTCAACACTGACACCTGGAATAGATGGCAATCGTGCCAGTATTGTGCCCTGTGAACGCAGTGTGCGTACATCCACGCTGGGGATATTACCTGGCAGTTCTGGCAGATCTAGATCAAGCATTGCTTAACTCGCTATACACTTTTGCCCATACTGCATTTATAGCATTTTCAATAGGCTCAGCGAATTGAGGGTCGTCTTTAAAAATTGCAGTAATCTCCCGCATTACTCGGTCTGCACCTGCAAGTACCAAGCCACGCTTGTCCGTTGAACGGTTCATTCGGTCAGACGTTTCAATATGCGATCTAAGCTCTTTCTCCAATGCAGCCAATCGTGCGGCTCCATTATCGCCCTTGATTTCACCTGAGGTAATCGCCATTCTAAGTTCTTGTATATCGGCGTGAAGAGCAGCAATCTCACTATTAAGTATTTCACGGCGGTTCAGTTTCTTATACTTCATTTTCACCCACCTGTTTAGGTCAGTGAATGTGCCTGGATATCCAACGATTCCTGCATATACCCAAATCTCAATAATGGATGGAGTGACCTCAGCAAATTCTCTGAAGTCCTCTGACTCAGAAGCAGGGATGGTATCCAGCCACTGCTCCACGTAGTTCAGATATACCTTCCCGGTTTTGTCTGACTTGACTGTCATCAGAATGCCCTCGCAGTGCTACGTGCATACATATGCATATTGGCTCGGTCTTTGGCTTTCAAACGGGTTTCATTGTCTTGTGTTTTCCGCGTCTCATCACCAGTAGCGCGTGTGTTATCAATGGTGCCTTGTGCATTAACTTTAGCAACATCGACGGTTTTATCTGCTCCGTACTTAGATGCATCAGCTGCTTGCTTAGCTGAATACTTACTACCTTCTAACTGAGTTGTGGCTACATCTGTTTGTGCTTTAGCTTGTGTAGAAGCAACTGTTGTGTCTGCACCAGCTCTTGTCTTAGCTACTTCTTTACTAGCACCTGCTGCTGTTTCTGCAACTGTAGTGTCAGCACCGGCACGTGTCTCAGCTACATCTTTAGATGCTTCAGCTTGTGTTGTGGCTACATCTCGACGAGCGTCGTAATCACCTGTTGCAATTGCTTCTTTGGACTTATTGTTTTGAGCGTCTATTAAACGTTGCTGCTCACCTTGTGTAATTACGCCCAACCTATCTTGTGTACCTTGCTCTCTTGTATTAAGTCGAGTCTGCTCTCCCGTTGCACTGACCATTCCTAAATCACGGTCGTGCTGAGCATTAGCAAATGAATTCTGATATTTGAATTGAGCATCCATTTGTGCCATTCCATAGGCAAACTCATCTTTCATCAGAGCAGCCTGATTGCGCTGCTCAAGATCTGCCTGAGCTCGCATATTTGTTTGGGCAAGTCCAGCATTAAAAGCACCCAGTTGTTGTGCTAACTGAGAGTCCAGTGCGGACTGAATCATATTGCCCTGAAACGCACTTTTCATCAATGCTTGGTCGGTTCCAGCTTCTGGTTCTGACTTATAAAAGTCGTCCATTATGGACTGAAAATTGAACATTCCAGTACTTGCTGCTTCTGGGACTGTCGGTGTCTTTGCATCAGGATCAGATGTTTTATCTTCAGTCTGATTATCGTAAATTTCGTTAACACCTTGTGATGCCGAAGTAATAGCATTTATACCGATATTGGCAACGCTTGAGTCGAAATCAAATTTGTCCTTGTCCTTGTTCTTTGCCATTACTTAAATAATGCGCTAATAATCCTATTCTACATTTTACCTACAATATAGTTAATGCGTTTTTCGTGGTATGTTTAATAGTATCGGCAGGTCAAGCAACTTCGCGCAAGCTGGTAAATCTGCTGCAGACGATATGGTCCGTAGCTTTGCTGCTGCTCGACGTAACTCACCTAATTACGGCAAGCTTGCAGAAACAGCTGCAACTATCCGTTCTAAAGAAAAACAAGCTGCTATCAAAGCAGAAGCGGCTGTTACTAAGACTGGTATTCAAGCTGCTGGTGAAGTTAAAGCGTACAAAACTAAAGTTAAGGCTCAGGGTGAACTGAAACAAGCTAAGCGTAAAGCAGGTGCTTTAGCTACTGCCGGAAAAATGTTTAGTACGGCTGGCTCATTCGCTGGAGAGAAACGTACAAAGCGTGAGGTTGGATCTGAAGATAGTTGGTACGACGAACAGATTAAAAAACAAAACGATAAAGCTGCCGAACTTAGAAAACAAGCTGACGAATATGGAACTACTACTGAAACTTCTAACCCCACTAATCCTACTGGGAACACAGGAGGTAACGGATCTGGGAAAGTAAACAGCGCTGCTGGTACAAGCGGTGGCGGTCAAGAAACGGCAATGCAATATATGAGCACGCTTACTAAGCAGGGATACACTCCTGTTCAGGCAGCAGGTATTGTTGGTAATGCTCAATATGAAAGTGCGAACTTTACGGCATACGAAGAGTTTGAGCCTAATGCATATGGTACAAAAGGGGCAGGTGTGTTCCAGTGGACTAATGCAGGTGGTTCTAATCGTCGTGACAATTTTGAAAACTGGGCTGCTTCACAAGGTCTAGACCCTAAATCATTTGAAGCAAACTCTGGTTTTATGCTTCACGAAATGCAGGGCAAAGCAGGTAACCACTGGACTGGTGGCATGAACGATGAAAGTTACCGTCAGATTGGTGATTTAAATACTGCTGTTACTTCATTCCAAAACAACTACTTGCGTCCTGCTAAAGCCACAGCAAATACTCAGCAGCGTCTGGCGTATGCTCAGCAAGCTTTACAAGAGTGGCAGAATCGCAATAGTTAATTAGAGAGCAAAGGCTGCACCAAGTGAGGCGAGTCCTGCAGCTAAGTTCTGCATCATTGCCTGGCGATCCTTACGGTCAAGACGCTCCATACGCTCGTTGTATTCCATATCAGCTCTACGATCGCGCATCTTTTGATATGCGAGTTCTGAGGCTCTAGCATCTTTGTTATCTGCCATCTGCATCAGAGCCAGACTGTGTGTCCTATCTGCTGCTTTGCTTTGTTGCGCTAATTGCAGCTCCAATGGTTTGAGTGAGCGTTCCCATGCTTTAGTACTTGCGTCATCTGACTCTTTTCTTTGAAGACGACGAATAGCAGAAAGAACTTCATTTTTACTTGTGTTGTCAGGGTCTACACCTAACTCAGTAGCTGTATATTGACTACCTTTCAACGTATTCTTTCCTCCCGTACGACGTGTTGTCGTTTGCATTTGCTCGTAAGCAGCATTAAGCTCAGCTGGACTACGACCAGCCAGCCAGTCACCAAAACCTGCTTCTACTTTTCCAGTTACTGCACTTGGCGTACGACCTTCGATGACACTTTTGGCATCCTGCCCAAAGAATCCCATAACATCGTCGTACCAATTTCTTTCGGCCATAACTAACGACTAAATCCTTTTTCTATTTTACACAGACACTAAAGCTTGTTTTGCTTCTAGACGAGTGACACGTGACTGAAGCTCTTGATTGGCTCGCACAAGAATTGAAATCAGCTCAATAGGGTCAATGCACAACTTGTTTGTAGCACCATCAACATAAGTAGCGTCAGGCATAACCTTTTGATATTCCTGGGCAATAAAGCCGTAATGCATACGCTCAGGGTGTGCGCTGTACTCTTCCTTGTAGAAGAAGGTCACAGGACGCAGTTCACGAAGGATGTCGCAGGCGTACTCCAGCTCATCAATAGTATGTTTTGTATCCTCATCTGAGGCAGCAAGTAATCCAATTCCAGCAGAAGCAATGCTACCAATGGCACTAAACATCCCAGCTTTTTTAGTAGCACTTGCTTGAGCTCGCATAGCTTTGGCTTGCTCCTCAGCCGCCTTTACATTTCCAGCAGCACTGATACCAGCTTGTGTCATTGTTGCTTCTGCATTCATCGCAGCTACACGCTCTTGTGCACGATTTGTAGCAGCAGTGGCAGCAATCTTGTCATAGTCAGGAGCACTGTCTCTTAGTGCACCATAGATAGAACCAACACTTACTGCATCAGCAGCTGACCCAGCATTAGTTGTTACACCAGCAGACTTAAGACCTTGAGGTGTAAAGTCCGGAATATTTCGACCACTGCTTGCTGCAAATCTCATAGCTCTAATAATCAATCTTTTTCTATTTTACCCACCAATATTCCAACCAATATCCTGGGTATAAAACTCCCCTGGACTCATACCGTTAAATATGTCAGTGTTGTTGTTAAACGCGCTTGTGTATTTATTAAAATCCATATTTGTTGGTGTTGCCGATCCACCACCAAAAAGTCCTGCTTTACCAGCAGCACCAATACCAGCACCTGCAATCTGACCAAACATTCCCATCATTGCAGCTTGGCTTTGTGCACTAGCCATCGCCTGTTGTGCTGCTCCTGTAATTTCTGCTCCTTTTACTTGACCAGCTGCTGAGATGCCAGCCGCTGCTGTTTTACCCATCAACCCTGTAGCAGCTTGGCTTTCTTTACTTTTTAAAGAATCTGCTCCAGATGCAAGTGCACCGTAATTGGGCTTATCTCCTAGAAAACCTTCAATACGAGTACCGGCGAATCTCATTGTATTTAATCCTTACTAATTGATTGTATCAATTTGGTTTTCAAGAGCATTACGACGACGGCGTTCTTCCTCAATTGCGTTTCCGATACCCATTGCACCTAGGGCTGAACCAAGTCCTACAGCAAGTCCACGACGAGGACCGCCCCGTGCTCCATATGCCGTGCCAAGGATTGCTGCAGCTGTAGGCATCACTGCTGTAGCGAGGGGAAGGCTCTTACCTAAGAACTGAATCTCAGGACCGTGAATACCTTCTGTAGTTGCCTTAATAACCCCTGTTGGAAGCACAATCTGTCCATCATCAAATGGATTGGCGTCACCCTCGTTGTCAAACTTAAATGCTTTATATCGCATGTATTCGTCTTTAGAGACATCGGGACGTACTTTCTTGAACTCATCCCAAGGCAACAGACCACCTGTCCTACCTAGCAGGTACTTAGCAGCGACTTCAGCGACAGCATTATCAGTCTTGCTGGGATCCTCATCACTAGGGATTACTGCTTTATAACCTTCTGCACCACCAAAGGGATTTAGCAGTCCTACGCCTGCATTGACTGCCAGACCTGAAGGGATAGCAAGTGCCTCGACCATGCCAGGCGCATACTTACGCTTCCTGTAAACCTTTGACTTGATTGGCTTACCGTTGACACGTTCGCCAACATCTTCGTAACTTGTAGTTACACCTGCAAGTGGTTTGTTTGTTGGACCCAGTAATCCTGCATTCTTAGCGGCTCGTACCGATGTAATTGGGTTACCGCTAGCGTCTAATTGAATATCTGCTGCATACAGCCCTGGAGCAACCTTCCCTAAGAGTGCTTCCTGTGTAACGTTTGCTGCAGCTTGTGGAGCATTGAGTAACCACCAAATGCTTCGTCCGCGATCTTGTACGACATCCGAAGCAAGTGTTCCCAGTACTTGCCCATCACGTGTTGCAGGATCCGGTGACAATCCAATACCCATCTCATTACGAGCTTGAACTTGTGCTGGGTTTGCAATACCCATCAGTTCACGCGCCA